GCATCAACGGTAGTTACATCAAGTTGAGTGTAATTTCTGAATCAGATCCTGCTACAACAAAGTTATCCAATCGTATGATTGTTGAACAATTGCTAGCTGACCTATCAGGTATCACCGACGAGGATCGTGAACAAGGTGTAAAGGTTCGTGCTTTTTATCAGGCATATACATTCAAGATCCTGCAAGGTAAACAACTAAGTGATTTTGATAACACCGCAATGCTTATTGCTAATCGGGATGTTATCACTGGTAACTATGATGTAGCAGTTATTGCTAGTTTGCCTTCATGCTACGAGCGTGGTGTTGTACGTCAATCGGCAGATCAACGTATTAACTTTGCTACCGGTGGTTTTATTGGTAAGGCTAATGATAAGGTAACAGCTTCTATTGAAGTATTGAAATCAGTATTTTCAATGAAATGGAATACAAATTATGTTACTGGTATTACTATTGATGACCAAGTAGTGTTCTTTGCTTATAAAGAAGCATTGGACATTGGAAAAGTACTTGATATTCAAGGTACTGTTAAAGCACATAGAGATAACAGTACCCAACTTAATCGTGTAAAGGTAATTGAGTGAATACAGAATTGATAACAAAGTTAAAGGCACAATGTATTGTACGTGAAGTACGTGGTACTAATGCTTTTGATAGTTACATGGTAGATCGGTTTGATACTGAAAAGTTCGCAGAACTGATTGTACGTGAGTGTGACCGTTATGCCCGTAGTGTATGGGAACATGGTCCGTTGTTAGGTAGAGATTTGTTAATACATTTTGGAATTGAGGAGATGAGTGATGAATAAAGATATTCAAAATCTTTTTAAACAAGCAGGTGGCTATATTGAAATTGATGAGGACGGTAATATTTTTACCTATGCACATGATTTTGATCCTGATAAGTTTGCTAGTTTGGTTGTTGAGTCTTGTACTCAAACATTAGTCAATCATGGTTATACAGATGCGGCAACTATTTTAAAAACAGAGTATGCTGAAGATTGGCAAAAATTAGAATTTCCGGAGATTTAATGATGAAAAAATATTTAGTTGTTGCATTGATTAGCCTAATAGGTAATGCAAATGCATTTTTTTGGGATACTGTTAAAGTTACAGATACAAGATTCAATGAAGAAGTAAAGATAAAAATCACAAAACAAACAAAATGGAACCCTTCTCCAACAGTAATTATTTTGCATGGATGTGATGGCGCACAACCACATTATCAAAATTGGGGAAGAATTGTAAATTCATGGGGATATAACGCAATTTTTCCTGACAGTTTTGGGTCTAGAAATGTATATAACGTTTGTCAACACCCAGGAGGAGTAAATGTAAAACAACGCAATGAAGATATAGCAGCCGTTGCAGAATGGATTAATCAGCAAAAATGGCATAAAGGAAAAATAGGTATTATTGGATTTAGTCACGGTGGCTGGTCAATTTTAGAAGCTAGTAATTTTCCAATTAATAATAAAATTTCAGCTATGGTTGCTTATTATCCTTGGTGCGAACGTATGTATGATAAACCTAAGATACCTGTACAAATTCATATCGGTTTGACTGATGATTGGACTCCTGCCGCAAGGTGTGCTAATTTAAGTGATGAATATGATTTTCATACATATGAAAACACGACACATAGTTTTGATATTGATGCACCGCCTAGAAAACGTGGTGGGTTTGCTGAAGTGGAATATTATTTAAAGCATAATCCAACAGCTTTTAAGCTATCAGAGCAACGTAGTAAAGAATTTTTTAGAAAACATATAGGAGGTGAAGAATGACAAATTTATTAATAGGTTTTGTTCTTGGCATTGTAGTATCAACTGTGGGCTTTAGTGGTATTGCTAAAATAGCCGACAACGGTATAGAAAAAGTTAAACAGGTAACTGTTGAACAAACCAAGTGAAATATAAACGTAAAAAGGTGAAGGATATTATGGGACTAGATATGTATGCTTATGTTGCCAGCAAGAAAGGGCAATACAACGAATATCATGAGAGGTCTGATTGGGATCCAGTATTAAATGAGTTTACATCACCTGTACCTAAGCCACATGAAATTGCTTATTGGCGTAAACATCCTAACTTACATGGTTGGATGGAACAACTGTGGCGAAGCAGAGGAATGCCCGGTACAGGCAATAGTGATGCCACATTCAATGGTATTGAGTTAGAACTCACTTGGGATGATTTGGATGAGCTTGAACGAGCGATTAGGCATAGTCAACTTCCAGATACAGAAGGTTTCTTCTTTGGTAATCCTGCTGACAGTCACTACTATGAACAAGACCTTGAGTTTGTAAATAACGCTAAGGCAGAAGTGTTCTTAGGATTGAAAGTATTTTACAACAGTAGTTGGTAACTAAATACTCCGTAAGGAGTAACATCATGGACACTATTAAAACAATAATTATAACAATGCTAGTAATAATAGGAATGGTTTGGTTTGTACGGGAAGGTACAGAAGATCCTGACTATGTTGTATTAGAATATCAATGTTCCAAACTAGGTACATACGAACATGTACCAAATGAAGTAATAGAAGAATGTAATAAACGTAAGGCAAAATAATGGCTATCTTATATCGTATCAAACCCTCTGATAAAAAATCAGTAGAAGCATACTATGATGTTTACAGTAAAGATTCTGAAGGTAATATCCGTGGTTGGAGTGTAACTGAACTGTATCGTTGGGGGCAAGGGTTCGTAGAAGATGAATCAGAGTTGCCCTTTAGTGATGATAGATATCATTCAGTAGATCCTACTATCGGTTGGGGTTGTGAACTTGAGGACCTCTGTGCCGTAGATTTTGAGTTTGATGATAGTTTTACTGAAGAAGAAAAAGAAGAAATTGAACAACTTTGGGAAGACGGTGGTGCAGGTTGGCTCTATGATGGTGATCATAATTGGGAAGTTGAAGAAGATACTATTACTATTTTGGGTCCGTTTACTGTTGACAAAATTGACGAGGACGTGTATAATGAGAGTATTGAAACAGTAGAACTTAAACCCCGTCCACCTTTTGTAGCAACAACAGCGTGGCCATTCTCAGGATAAATTATGTCAGCAAGTTGGATTAATAAATTAAACGAATCAGATAGCCGCCTTCACAAGGAAGATATCATTTTACAGGCACTTGAGTCAAGTGTCCTAGGTAGCACTAATGCTCAGATTTTTTTGGGTTTGACTAAAGCTTGTTATAATCCTTATGTGACGTTTGGTGTAAGAAAAGTTCCTGATACAGTAGGTATAGTTGATGCTGAAAATCCTTGGAGTGATTTTAATACATTGCTGACCATGTTATCACAACGTGATTTGTCAGGTAACGCCGCACTAGATGCTATCAATGAAATGAGTGAACGTTTTGATAGTATAGAATGGAACACATTCTGTGCTCCTGTTATTCGTAGAGATTTACGTGCAGGTATTAGTGACAAAACAATTAACAAAATCTGTAAAAAAACAGAATACGAAATTCCAATCTTTGGTTGTCAGCTAGCAACTAATAGTGAAGGTCGTCCTGAGATGAAAGGTACTAAACGATTAGAGCCTAAACTTGATGGTGTACGTGTATTGTTAATGGTTATCCCTGGTGTAAGTGAAGGTGTAACTACTATTTGTTTTAGTCGTAATGGTAAAGTGTTTGACAACTTTACACATATTGAACAACAAGTTAGTGATAACTTTGTTAAGATTGCTAGAGGACATCAGAACGCATTGATTAATGGATTTGTATTAGACGGTGAAGTAATCGGCAATACATTCCAAGAACTTATGCGACAAGCACGCCGCAAAACTGACGTCCAAGCAGATGATAGTGTATTCAATATCTTTGATATTATTCCTTTAAGTGATTTTCGTGAGGGGCACTGGAATGCTCAATTACGTAAACGTATTTCTATACTTGAACATATTCGACACGTGGTTGACACCATGCCTAACGTTGAACTACTACCACATATTATGGTTGATTTAGATACAGCCGCAGGTAAGGATCAACTTGAACGTTATGCTAAGGATCAAGTTAATGCAGGGTTTGAAGGCATTATGATTAAAGAACTAGAAGCTCCATATATCTGTAAGCGTAGTACTGACTGGATGAAATGGAAGCCAACATTAACTGTAGACTTGGAGGTCGTAGGTGTTGAAGAAGGTACTGGTAGAAATTTGGGAAGACTTGGAGCACTGGTTTGTCATGGAGTTGACGACGGGAAAGAAATTACAGTCAATGTCGGTAGTGGCTTTAGTGATGTTGATA